GGGCACCCACCTACCCGGCCGGTGGCAAGGACGCCATCTGCACCGTGCGCGCCACCGACCTGTTCAAGCTGCTCGCCAACATCGCCCTCCAGGTCCCCTACGTCCGGGAGGTGCTCCTCGACGCACCCACGGCCTATTACCGGCTGAACGAGACGGCCTCGACCCAGCTTGCCGCCGACTCCTCAGGCAACGGGCGCAACGGCACCTACTCGGGCGGGATCACGTTCTCCCAGCCCGACCCCATCACCGACGACGTGGACGGCGCCATCCTGCTCAACGGGAGCACGGGGTTCGTGCTCACCGCAGGCCAGAACCCAGCGGTCGCCGGCGGCACGTTCTCGGCAGAGGTCTGGTTCAAGATCCTGAACAACGCCACCGACCAGTACCTGATCGACGCCCGGGACATCAACCGCAGCGAAGGCTGGGCGCTGACGATCACCAACGCCGGCTTCCTGGCGTTCGCCGGGCTCACCGGCGCATCGTCCACGCCGGGGGTGGTCGACGATGGCAACTGGCATCAGGCGGTCGTCACCTTCGACGGCACAAACGGCCGGCTGTACCTGGACGGAGCGCTCGCCGACGGCCCCGACGCCATGACGGTCGGCGCCGCCAACTTCTTCGAGCTGATCGGCTCGCTGTACGCCGGGGCGGCCGCCCAGTTCTGGAACGGTTCGGTGGACGAGGTGTCCTTCTACTCCACGGTCCTGAGCGCCTCCCGCATCGCCACCCACTACGCCTCCCGTGACGCCGGGCTCGACGACACGACCGGGGACCGGATCACCCGCATCACCAACTACGCCGGCATCCCCCTTGCCATGACGCAGGTTCCCGACGGCACCCTGGAGGTGACCGGGGCCGGCAACCTCGGCTCTCAGAAGGCGCTCACGGCGATCCAGGACGCCGAGGCGACCGAGGCCGGGAGTCTGTTCGTCGCCCGGGACGGCATCCTCACGTTTGTCCTCCGCTACGGCCCGCTCGGGGACCGGACGCGCTCGACCACGTCTCAGGTGACCTTCGGCGATCAGGCGGGGGAGGTCGGCTACCGGACCCTGGTCTTTTCCGCCGATGACGAGGATCTGGCCAACACGGTCACGGTGACACGGCGCAACGGGGGCACCCTCGTCGCCAGGAACGCGGCGGCCGAGGCGAAGTACGGGCCCATCTCCCGTGGGGTGAGTTCCATCGGCAACTCCGACGCCGAAGCGCAGGGACTGGCCGAATGGCTCCTCGACCACCTCGCCGACCCCGGGCAGCTCCGCGTGAAGTCCATGTCCTTCGTCCTCGACGGCACCAACGACGCCGCGATCCTGGACCGTGAGCTCCACGACCGGGTGACGGTCAAGTGGACCCCACCCGGCGGCGGGGCACGCATCAGCCAGGAGGCGCTCATCACCGGCATCTCATGGGCGGCGGCGGGTCTCACGTGGACCTGCACGCTCGAGGTGTCCCCGACCGAGACACGGCCGTACTGGATCTGGGGCACCTCGACCTGGGGCGAGACAACGAGATGGGCGGCCTGACGTGGCGTTTGTCGACCTGAACACGATCCACAACCCGGCGACCGGGTCGGTGGCCCCTGCGACCTGGGGCGACGGCGTGCGGGACAACTTCGTAGACCTCGACGCCCGGACCGCTCCGACCACCACGGCCACCAACACGGCGACGGGAACAACCGCGTCCACGACCTTCACCGCCACCCTCGGCGGTAGCCCCGGCACCAACCCGGCCGTCACCGTCACGACGGGTACCGTGGCGGTCATCCATCTCCGCGGAGCCATCTTCAACTCCGCCGCCGGGAACACCGGGTACATCGGCGTGGCGGTCTCCGGGGCCACGACCCGGGCAGCCAATGACGGGGACGGCATCTCCTTCACCGCTCCCGCTGCCGCCTACCTGGCGCAGTTCGGAACCACGCTCGTGCTTACGGGGCTCACGGCCGGGTCGAACACGTTCACCATGCAGTACCGGGTCAACGCCGGTACCGGGAGCTTCTTCAACCGGGCGATCGCCGTCGAGCCTGGCAACAAGCTCGCCTGATGCTGCGCGCGCAGCGTCACCCCGGCTACTTCCGGCGGAGGCCGAAGGCCGTCCACACGAGGCCCATCGGCAGGACGACGATCCAGGCGAGGGCGGCAAGGAGCACGCCCGGGACGCCCACGAGGACGGCCCCCACGGTGAAGCCCACGAAGCCCGAGAGCACCACGGCAAGGATGGTGACCACGAGGCGGAAGGCCAGCCGCCGACTCCACTCGGCATTCCAGTCGGTGGCCCGGTGGCCCCGGTGCTCCAGGTCGATGGCGTCGGGCTTGACCGCTGCCTTGACGCTGTGGCCCAGCCGCCAGAGCAGCTCGCTGCCGGTGATCTTGTTGGTAGTGTTCTTCACGTCGGTCCTCCTCGTTAGGTCCGGCCATGCCCCCGGCCGTTCGAGCGGTGCGGGGGCTCTTCTCTCTTAGGTCGGCTGAGCCGACCTCCAACTAAAGCGGTCACGCGGGCCGGAGAGGTACGGGCTTGGTCCACATTTGGTCCACATCCTCAGCGACAATCCACGACACTCCACGACACTCCACGACAACGGAATAGGGCTCTGACCTGCGGGAATGCAGCGTTTGGGCAGGTCAGAGGCATGGGCGAATGGGACTCATAATCCCTTGGTCGCAGGTTCGATCCCTGCCGGGCCCACCAGCATCGTCGCAGGTCAGAGGCTATACGCCATGTTCGGCTGACTCATTGGCGGCCCGCTTGGTCCACAAATGGTCCACATCGCGGTACAGCGCGTCGAGATCGTCGGCGAACAGGTGGCTGTACACGTTGAGCGTGACGACGGGCGTGGAGTGGCCCAGCTGCGCCTGAACGGCCTTGATCGAGGCCCCTCTGCGGATGAGGAGTGAGGCGCACGTGTGCCGCAGATGGTGGGGCGTGAGGCCCGGGACGTCGATGGCCGCGGTCGCCGGCAGCCATACCCGTCGGCGGAAGTTGGATGCGCGAAGAGGGCCCCCACCGGGTGCCGTGAAGACGAGCCCACCCGGTGGGATCTTCGCCAGGTGCTCGCCGAGCATCTCCGCAACGAACCGGGGGAGCCTGACGGAACGTCGGGCGTAGCTCTTCGGCGGCCCGGTATGGATATGCCCTCCGACCTCGGACACCGCTTCGACGACGTCGAGACGGGCCCGGAGGATGTCGCAGCGCTCCCGGCGGACCGCCGCCATCTCGCCCCAACGGAGGCCTCCATAGGCCAGGACGTAGATGAGGACGCCGTACGGCTCCGCCGCCGTGGCGAGCGCGTCGATCTGCTCGGGCGCCAGGACGATCGGTTCCCGCTTCCGGTCGCGGGGGACTTTGATGCCCACCCACGGGGTCTTCGCCAGGTACCCGGCCGCAACGGCTTCCTTGAAGATCATGGACCCGAGATGGTTGGCCTGACGGACCCTCGACGGTGAGAGCCCCTTTGCGACGAGACCGGCGACGAATCCCTTGACCTGCGGCTGGGTGACGCGCCCGAGGCGGATCGTCCCGAACGCCGGGAGGAGGTAGTTGCGCAGGAGTCCGTCGTAGCCCGCCAGTGTCAGGGGCTTGAGGTGCACGACGGTCGAACGCCACTCGGCGGCCCACGTGGCGAATGTGGCTGAGCCCAGTTTGGGATCGACCCAGACGCCCCGGCGCATGTCGGTCTTGATCTCGGCATCGCGGGTCTTTGCGTCGGACTTGCGGGTCGACACGACCTCCGATCGTTGCCGCCCCGAGGGATCCCGGTTCACGGCGTACCACTTGCCATGGTGGAACTTGATCGACATCAGGCCTCCTTTGGCTCTCTGGTCCGGGGAGCGGTAGGGGCCAATAGACCGGCTTTTCGGGCCCGGAAAATCCACGCCCGCGCCGTAGATGGCTTCACGCCACGGGCACGGGCAATGGCGCCCACGGGATCGCGTACGCCCGTCTCCAGATTTGCGAGGTAGGCCCTCGCTGCATCTACGAGAAGGGGGTTGAACCGCGGATCGCCGGACGCCACCAGCTTCATGGAGTGCACCTCCATATCGATCAATTCCTCGTCGGTGAACCGCTTCGGCTCCTCGTCGAGGCGCGGAAGGAAGGGCGCGATGGCTTCGTCGATCCGTAGCTGGGCCGCGATGTCGTTGACAGGCGAGTTTTTCCAGATCCGCTGCCGGATGGTCTGCTCCCAAGCTCCCAGTGGCAGATGGCGGACCGTGCCTACGGTGAGTGACAACGGGGCGGTTGCACTGACAGCTACACCGACCAGTTCCAGGCCTTTTGTGGAGACCTCGTAGCGGAACGCCGCGCGCAGGCCTGGGTGGTCGGGGTCCTCAACGATCCCGATCCGGACGAGGCCGTTCTCCGGATCCTCCTGTAGCTCAATATCCACAGGCCCATTATGGCCGGTCCGCCCGGCGCTTGCAACGCGCACCTCGCCGTTATATGGTCTGTAGTTACCCGACCACGGTCGGCCCCACCGCTTGGGGCCTGATCGGAGGGTCGGCTCATTCCGTCACGTCTCCTGACCGTTGCGCAAGCCGCCGAACGCCTGGCGGTGAAAGAGCGGATGATCCGGGGCCTGATCTTCGAGCGACGGCTACCGGTGGTCCATGTCGGCCGCCTTGTCCGAATCGACGAGCGGGACCTCGAGGCCTTCATCGCTGCGAACCGCTCTGATGCGGCCAGCCGCATCCGTGAGGTTGGTCGGTGACGGAGGCCTTCGCTCACGTCACCCGCGTCCTCGAGCGCAACGGCTGCGACCCGCATGAGAAGAACGGGAGGTGGGTGTTCTACTGCCCAACCCACGGAAGCAGGTGGCAAGGACACCGGGACGGCCGGCACCCGGCCGGTGGCCTGGCAGAGGGCCGGGAAGGCAGGGTACTGGTCAACTGTGCGGCGGGGTGCGACACGCCGACGATCCTCGAAGCCATCGGGCTCAGCTACTCCGACCTCTTCGTCGCGTCCCCCGACGATTGGGAGAGCCCCGATATCGCGATGGTCTACGACTACACCGACCCCGACGGGTCCCCCCGGTTCCAGGTGGTGCGGTTTCCCAAAGGACATGAACCGCAGTTCCTCCAGCGGCGGTGGGACGGGGTGGCGCACTGGGCATGGCACCTCGGGCCCTGTGAGGATCGCCGGCCGGCGTGCGCCAAGGGCCGCCATCAGCGCCTGACCGATCGGGTCGAGACGATCCCCTATCGCCTGCACAAGCTGGTGCTAGCCCCCTACTCGGAACACGTCTGGGTGGTCGAGGGCGAGAAGGACGTTCTGACAATGGAAGGCCTGGGATTCATCGCCACCACCAACCCCGGAGGCTCCTCCGAACTCGGTAAGCGGTGCAAGTGGCGGACCGAGTTCGGCCCCTGGTTCGCCGGCCGGCCGGTGGTGGTGGTCGCCGACCAGGATCGGCCGGGGCTCAACCACGCGATCCAGGTGGCCAGGATGTTGCACCTACCCGCCGCATCGGTCCGGATCGTGGATTTGCTTCCCGGAGCCAAGGACGTGACCGACCTCCGGGAAGCAATCGAGGCAAAGGGAGGCGACGACGAGCTCGTCCGGCGCACCTTGGAGTGCCTCGCCGACCGTCCCCCGATGACGCTGGACGACTGGCAGACCATTGGATGAGGCAGACCGCCTGGCCGTCCTCCGGGCGCACGGGATCGGCCTGGCTCCCAGCACCCCCGAGGACGGACCCGGACGCCCCTGTGCCCTCGAGATCATCACCGCCGCTGAGCTGGCTCGGCTCACGGACGGTGTTCCGGCTCGGTGGCTCGTCCGTCCCGTGTGGCCAGAGGATGCGTACGGGGTCATCGCCGCCGAGCACAAGGCGGGCAAGAGCTGGGCCGTGCTCGACCTCGCCGTCTCCGTCGCATCGGGCACGGCATGGCTGGGGCTCTATCCCGTCGAGCGTCAGGGTGCGGTGCTCATGTTCCTGGGGGAGGGGGGGCCGCGGAAGACGGCCAGGCGCCTGCGCGCCATCGCAGCCGGGCGCGGGCTCGACTTCGCCGAGCTGGATCTCCGGATGTGCTTCCGGGTCCCCCACCTGTCCGACGCCGATCATCTCGACCAGATGCGGAGAGAGCTCGAGGCCCATCCGGCGGCGCTGGTGGTCCTGGATCCTTTGTATCTCGCTGCCCGGGGGGCGAAGGGATCGCAGCTCTACGACATGGGCGCCCATCTCGAGACGATCCAGGAACTGTGTCAGACAGCCGGGTGCGCCCTGGTCCTCGTCACCCACCACAACCGGGACCGGGGGGCCAAAGGCTCAGCCCGGATGACGGGAGCAGGCCCGGCCGAATGGGGCCGGGTGCTCGTCAACATGGCCGTCCGCCACCGACGGGTCGAGGAGGAGACGCAGGCGTCCGAAGTGGTGCTCACGGTGAGCTTCGAGGGCGACGAGATCCCGGAGACGGAGATCACCATCCGGCGCCGGGTCTGGGCCGACGATCCCGACGATCTGACCTCCGCCCTGCACTACGAGGTCACCGAGAGCAAGCAGGCTCAGGTAGTTGGCGACCTCGACATGTCACCGGCAACCCGACGGGTGGGGTTGGCTCTGGCACTTGCGCTGCCGAGCACCGTCCGCGAGATCGGGAACGTCATCGCCAAGGACGGCGGCGGTCCGCCGCTCAAGAAGCGGACGATCCAGCAGTCGCTCGCCGACCTCGAGGACATGAACCTCGTTGACGACGACCAGACGCCAGCGCCGCGCCCTCGGTCGTACTTCCTCACCGAGAGTGGTCAGGAGCTGTTCCAGGAGCGGGTGCCGTGAGCATCCCATCTATTGCGCAGATATTGCGCAGATTGCGCATGCGCAATAGGGGCACGTTCTATTGCGCAGATTGCGCACGTATAGGTAGTAGTGCGCAATCGAGTGCGCAATGCGCAATACGCAATCCGGGTCTGTGCGCAATAGAAGCTTGTGCGCAATACGCCGACTCCGATGGCTGACGAGCTCTGCCCTGGATGCGCCCGGCGACCACCCGGAGAGAGGTCCGGGCTGTGCCGGCCCTGTCAGAGGCAGCACCAGGTCGACGTCAAACTCCGGACCCGACCAAGAGCCCAGCTCGGCAAGCTGCCTATCCTTGACCCCGACGACGAGGAGACGATCCTCAGGTGTGAGCAGCGGCTGGTGGCGGACTGCGCCGAGAGGAGCGGCGATGCCCGATAAGAAGACCGAATGCGAGGTCTGCCTCGAGTACCTCAAGGACGGGCAACCTCCGAAGTGGCACATGGCATCGGGGGCGGAGCGCCCCAACCTGAATGACCCCGAGGCGCGATTGGCACGAAGCGAGTTTTTCTGCGCTCATGACGCATGCCTGCGCCCAGAGGAACGGACGTCGTGGGAGCCCCTGGAGCGGACGCCGGAACACCTGGAATGGCTGCTCCGGAGGTTGAGAGACCCGGGCTACAAAGACCCCGGGCCCTCATGAGGCCCTGCCTCGTCTGCGGGGTGGCGACCGAGGGCTCACGCTGCCCGGCTCATGCCCTGCCCACCAAGAGCTACGCCCCCTACGGCCGGCGCTACAAGAAGCGGGCACGCATGCTGTACGGCCTGCCCTGCCATTGGTGCGGCGCCCCGGCAACGCAGGCCGACCACCTCGCGCCCGTGTCCCTCGGTGGACGTGACGGGCCGCTGGTGCCCGCGTGCGCTCACTGCAACGCAAGCAGGGGGATGCGAAAAAGTCCCTCACCTGGGCGTCCGGACACCCCGAGCGCCTCGATTCGCGACCCGCAAAGTTCCGCGTGAGGCCCGGCCCCCGCGGTGAGATCCCATCCATCCCCTTCCCGGGGCTGGAGACGCTGCCCCGTGACGGCCCTCGCCGGGTGTTCGCCTTCCTGCAGCAGCTGCAGGACCGGGACGGACCCATCACGCTGCGGCCCTGGCAGCGCCGCTTCATCACCGGGCTCTACCGCCGCCCCCGGCCGCGCCTTGCGTACCTCCAGGTCGCCCGGCAGCAGGGGAAGTCCCACGTCGCCGCCCTGATCGGCCTCTACGCGCTCGTCGCCGACAACGCCAAGAATCCCGTCGTCGCCATCCTGGCCAACAGCGAGCGGCAGGCGGGGGAACTCTTCGCCAAGGCCCACGAGGTCGTCCGGCACACCCCGGACCTCGAAGCCTGCCTCGGGGAGTACGCCAACCGCCTCGTCTACGACGCCGCCGGGACGCGCCTACAGGTCTTCGCCAGCTCCCCGGCCGGGGCGATGGGGGGCGGTGGACGGCAGGTGAGAGGGATCTCCGCCCATCTCGTGATCGCCGACGAGCTCGCCTTCACGCCGGACCCCTCGCTCTGGGAGTCCACGCTCTGGCCGACGATCCTCTCGGACCCCGAGGGGTGCATGCTGGCGCTCACCACCCCCGGCTTCGACATGAACGGCCCGGCCTACGGCCTCTACCGCCGGGCCAAGGCCGGGGACCGGGACCGCTTCTACGCCCAGATCCACGAGCCGGCCGACCCCGACTGCAAGCTCACGGATCGGCGGGCATGGAGGCAGGCCAACCCGTCCATGGGCCACGGCCTGGCCGTCGACGACCTGCGGGTCGCGCTGGCCAACGCCTCCAGCGAGGAATCCTTCCGAAGAGAGCACCTCGGGCAGTGGACGAAGGGAGAGTCCCAGTGGATCCACCGGGCCCAGTGGGACGCCCTCAAGACCACGCGGGAGGTCCTCCCCGGGGAGCGGATCACCGCTGCCTTCGATGGCTCATGGTCCCGCGACTCCACCGCCATCGTGGGCTGCACCGAGGACGCCCACCTGTTCGTCATCGGCCTCTGGGAGAAGCCGCCCGGCCCCGCCCAGTTCCGCATCCCCCGGCAGGAGGTCGAGGACCGGGTGGCCGAGATGTTCGCCACCTACGACGTCGTCGACTTCGCCTGCGACCCCTCCTACTGGGAGCGCGAGCTGGCTGAGTGGGGCACGCGCTACGGGGAGCACCGGGTGCTGGAGTTCCCGCCCACGCGCCAGCGGATGGCGCCTGCCTGCGTGGCGTTCGCCGGTGCGGTACACGAGGCCCGCCTGTCCCACGATGGCGACGAGCGGCTCGCCCGGCACGTGTGCAACGCCATCACGCGCGCCTCGCCCTTCGGGGACTTCATCACCAAGGTCGACAAGGACTCCCCGAGCAAGATCGACGCCGCCATCGCTGCCGTCATCGCCCACCACCGCTCGGTGCTGCGGCGGGAGTCTCGCAAGCTCGCCCAGGTCTGGTAGAACCTGGGAGAAGTTGGGAGAATCTGTAAGATATCCAGGTGGATCTCTCCCTCTTCGAGGCTGCTCGGCTGGCCAAGCGAGCTTCTCCTGCGGCCCCGGCACCTGTGGAGACCCGGTCCCTCGAGTCACCGGCGATTCCCCTCTCCGCCCCCGAAATCATCAAGGTCCTCGGCGGCCCCACGGTCTACGCCGGCAAGGCGGTCAGCGAATCCTCGGCGGTCAACTTCATCCCGGTCTACCGGTGCATCTCGCTCATCGCGGGCACCATCGCCCAGATGCCCCTGCGGCCGTTCCGGGGCGACCCCCGCGAGCCGGTCCGCTCCTCCCTCATCGAGGCGCCCCACCGGGACCTACCCGACTTCGAGCTGTGGGAGCTCGTCGTCTGCCATCTGCTCAGCAACGGCAACGCCTACTTGGCGATCGAGCGGGATGGTGGCGGCGCTCCGGTCTTCCTCGACCCCATCCCGCCGTTGCGGGTCGCCCCGGAGAAGGTCGTCCCGACCGAGTTCAATCCGCAGGGCAAGCGCTTCCGGGTCCGCCTCGACAACGGCGAGGAGAAGATCCTCACGCCCTACGACCTCCTCCACGTCCCCGGCCTCGGCTTCGACGGCATCCGCGGACTGAGCCCCATCGGCGTGGCGAGGCAGGCAGTCGGCAGCGGCCTGGCGATGGAGGAGTTCTCGGCTCGCTACTGGGCGCAGGGAGCCACGATCTCCGGGGTCCTGCAGACCGAGGCGGAGGTCACGAAGGACCAGGCTGAGGCCCTCAAGGCGAGATGGAAGGAGCTTGTCACCGGGACTGAGCACGCCCACGAGGTCGCGGTGCTCGGCTGGGGGACGAAGTTCGAGCCGATCCAGTTCAGCAACGAGGACTCGGAGTTCCTGGCAAGCCGGGAGTTTCAGGCATCCGAGATCGGCCGCCTCTACGGCGTGCCGGCGCACATGCTGGGCCTCCACGAGAAGGACACCGCCTGGGGCAGCGGACTGGAGGAGCAGGTTCTCGGGTTCGTCCAGTTCACGTGCGGGGCGTTCATGCGTCGCATCGAGCGCAGGGTCTCGACGCTGTTGCCCCGGGGCCAGCGCGTGGAGTTCCTCGCCGAGATGGTCATGCGGGGCCGGACCCAGGACCGCTACGCCGTCTACGAGAAGGCCAAGGCCATCGGCCTCATGACGATCGACGAGATGCGGCGCCTGGAGAACCTTCCGCCCCTGACCGACGAGCAGAAGGCCGAGCTGGCACCGCCGGCTCCCCCGGCTCCGCCGACCACCATGCCGCCGAGACTGGAGATGGTGCCGAATGCGTGACCTCGAGTACCGCTCGGTCATGGAGCCGCCCACGGCCGACCACCGGACGCTTTCGGGATACGCGGCCCTGTTCAACACCCCGGCCTACCTTCGCCAGCTCGAGACATGGGAACAGATCGCTCCGGGGGCGTTCACACGCTCCATCGCCGAGAACGACATCGCGCTGCTCGCCCATCACGACACGAAGCTCATTCTCGGCCGGACCTCTTCCAAGACCCTGATCCTGCGCGAAGACCTCCGCGGCCTGCAGGTCCAGGCCCACCTGCCGGACACGAGCGCCGCCCGCGATGTCGCCCAACTGATCGAGCGCCGCGACCTCACGGGCATGAGCTTCGGTTTCCTGCCCCGGCCCGGGGGCGTGAAGTGGGAGCGCAAGGACGGCAAGGAAATGAGAACCATCACCGACGCGGACCTCCGCGAGATCAGCATCGTCACCTTTCCCGTCTACGCGGGGACCGAGCTGGCGCTCCGCAGCAGGGACGCGTACGACAAGCAGCAGGCCATCCGGCAGCGGTTCGAGGGCCTTCGTGCCCACATGGAGGGAGGGACAGCATGACGACCAAGGCCCTGGAGAAGCGTGCCCAGGTCTGGGAGCAGATGAAGCACCTCATGGAGGACGTGGGCGACCGCGAGATGGCAGCCGAGGAGGTTGCCCGCTACGAGGCGATGGAGACCGAGCTCCGCTCCATCGAGAAGGCGGCGGAGCTCGAGACCCGCCATCAGGAGCGGGCGAGTTCGTTCGACGCCCCGGTCCGCATCCTGACCCCGCAGACGCAGCTCGAGACCCGCGACGAGTACGCGGAGAGCTGGACCGCCTGGGCTCGCACCGGGATCCCCGGCGACCTCGAGACCCGTGCCCAGTCGGTCGGCACCACGACGGCCGGCGGGTTCCTCGCGCCGGTGGGGTTCCGTGAGGACCTCGTCCGCACGCTCAAGGAGTTCGGCTCCGTCCGCAGCGTGGCGACGGTCATCACGACCGAAGGCGGGACGGATCTCCTGTACCCGGCGGTCAACGACACCGCGAACAAGGGAGCGATCCTCGCCGAGAACACGCAGGCGACGGAGCAGGACGTCGCGTTCACGCAGAAGACCATCAAGAGCTGGATGTACACGAGCAAGGTCGTCCGGGTGGCTCGGCAGCTCATGCAGGACTCGGCCTTCGACATCGAGGAGTTCCTCACCTCGATCCTCGGCGAGCGGATCGGCCGCAGCCAGAACGAGCACTTCACCATCGGGGTCGGAACCACAGAACCCGTCGGCATCCAGCCCACCGCCACGATCGGCAAGACCGGCGCCGCCGGGCAGGTGACGACGGTTCTCTACGCCGACCTCGTCGACCTCACGCACAGCATCGACGTGGCCTACCGCCGCGGCACAGGGGTCGGCTTCATGACCTCCGACACGATGGTCGGCACGATCCGCAAGCTCCTCGATTCGCAGAACCGCCCGCTCTGGGAGCCTTCGATCCAGGTCGGCGAGCCCGACCGCATCCTGGGCTACCCGGTCTACGTGAACGTCGACATGCCGGTCCCCGCGGCCTCTGTGAAGTCGATCCTGTTCGGCGACTTCCGCCGGGGCTACATCATCCGGGACGTCCTCGGCATCGAGACCCTCCGCTTCGACGAGCGCTGGGGGGACTTCCTGCAGGTCGGCTTCATCGGTATCGCCCGCTCCGACGGCCAGATCCGTGACGCAGGCGCCTACAAGGCGTACGCGCACCCGGCGGCGTAATCACCCGAGACGACGAGGAGGCACACATGGCAACGACGACCAAGACCGAGGCCGCTCCCACCGCTCTCAACCTACCGGTGGACGTGGTGCAGGTTCCCTCTCGAACCAAGACCGGGGAGCCCGACCAGACCCCGGGCTGGAAGTACATCGACCCGGTGGTCGGCGCCGAGCTCTCCAAGGTGCAGCTCGGCCAGATGGCGGCATCCGCGCAGAGCGAGGTGCTCTCCCAGGAGAGGGCGGCCGGGGAGCCGGGCTCGACCGAGATGGACCCGGAGGCGAAGAAGCGTCTCGACGCCATCACGAAGGCCAAGGAGGCCGGAGAGGCACGGGCGGAGGCCGAGGGGAAGGCGGGCAGGTAGATGCCCAGGCAAGGCCGATCCGACCTGCTCTGCTACCTCAAGAACGGGGTCCAGACGGCGGTCGGGGTGTCCGCGGTCCCGCTGATCGCTGCCAACGACGAACGCACCGGCCTGTTCATCCAGAACCTGGGGCCGGGTCACGTCCGGGTCGGAACGATCGGTGTCACGACCACGACGGGCCTCCAGGTCCGCGCGTGGCAGACGCTCGAGTTCGACCGTGTCCCCCTCAACGCCATCTATGCGGTGGCGGAGAGCGATACCAGCAACGTCGTAGCCCTGGAAATGGGATGAGCAAGGGTGACCGGTCGTGGGGCGGCTTCACCGAGACGCCCGTCGCGTCGGCGGCACGGACAACCAGCGGGGACTCCGGGCCCCTGTACGGTTACGGGCCCTACTCGACCATCATCGCCCAGCTCAACGTCACCGCGGCTTCCGGGTCCTCGCCCACGCTCCAGGTGTTCATCGAGGATTCCGTCGACGGGACCAACTTCAACGAGCTGATGGCCTGGCCCGTGGCGACCGGTGTCTCCCGGGACGTGCGCGTGGCCGGCGACGACTGGGGATTCTCCCACCGGGGCCACTTCGCCAATCAGCTGCGCGTCCGCTGGGCAATCGGCGGCACAACCCCCTCCTTCACCTTCGACGTCGTGTGGGAGGTCGAAGGCTAGTGGCGATCACCAACGGATACGCGACGCTGGCCGAGATCAAGGATCTCCTCGAGATCACCGACACCGGTGACGACACGCTCCTCGAGCTGGCGGTCGAGTCGGCCTCGCGCATGATCGACGCCGCCACGGGGGTCCGCTTTTATGCCGACGCCACGCCCACCATCCGCTACTACTCGGCCACCCATGCCGACCACCTCGACGTCGACCCCGTGGCCACGACGACCGGCCTGGCCGTGGCCGTCGACACGGCAGGGGACGGGACCTACTCGACCGCCTGGGTGGCAAACACCGACTACCGACTGGAGCCCATCAACGCCGACGGGAAGCCCTTCACGAGGATCGTGGCCACCGGGTCGAAGCGATTCACCACCGCTTCCGGCTACCTCACCGGCTACCGCGGCGTCAGGGTGACGGCAACCCATGGGTGGGCGGCCGTGCCCATCGCCATCAAGCAGGCGACCCTGCTCCTGGCCGCACGCGTCTTCAACCGCAAGCACGCGCCTTTCTCCGTCCTGCAGACGCCGGAGGTGGGGGTCACCTACGTGCCCAAGCTCGACGCGGACGTGGAGAGCCTCGTCCGGCCCTACCGCGTGATGTGGGGCGTCGCGTAATGGCATCCATTACCGCACTCCGTACCGGCGTAAGGGACCGCCTGGCGACCATCTCCGGACTCCGCGTCTTCGACTATCAGCCGGACTCCCTCGTCCCTCCGGCGGCAGTGGTGGGCTGGCCCGACATCGACTTCGACTTCGTGATGGGCCGGGGGGCTGACAGCTTCGACTTCCCCATCCGCATCTACGTGGGCAAGGCCAGCGACCGGGCGTCCAACGACAAGCTGGAGGGCTACCTCAACCCCGACGGCGCCACGTCCGTCAAGGCAGCTGTCGAGGCCGACAAGACCCTCGGCGCTGTGGCCGACACGACCCGGGTGAGGGCGGCCTCGGGCGTGGCGGTCTTCACCATCGGGGGCGTCGACTTCCTTGGCGTGACCTTTCAAGTGGAGGTGATCGCCTGATGGTGCTCGACACCTGGGAGGGCGACGACGTAGGTCAGGAGACAACGATCCTGCAGGCCATCCTCGACGCGCTCGAAGACATGGCCTTCCAGCTTCGTCGCGTTGCCGACTCCCCTCCGCCACCGGCTCCCACCCTCGACCTGGCGCCCATCGCCCTGGCCATCGAGCGGATGCCCCCACCTGCCTCCCTCGACCCGGTCGTCGCCTCCCTTGCGCGCCTGGAGCGCGACGCAGTGACCGCGGCCAACAACAGCACGTTGCTACTGGGGAACATCCTGGAGATTCTCAAGGCCACCCAGACCGCCGAGCGGGGGCCGGCCCCCGCGCCCTCCCGCTACGTCGCTGTCGGCGGAGGGGCCAACATGGCGACCACGGAGTCGCTCCTGGCCCGTCTCCCAGACCTCACCGGTACCTGGGGCTACTACGCCGGGGTCTCAGGTACGGTCGTCATGGCTGCCGGCCAGCGGGTCACCGGCATCGCGGCCCATGCCACCCTCGCCGGGTCCATGACGGTCAACGCGGGCGCCTCCATCACGATCCCTGCCGACACGGGCATCTGGCTCGAACCGCAGGGCCAGCTCGTCGCCCCCACGCTGGTCTTCACGGGAACGGACACCTACGTCGTCGAGTACCTCACATGAGGGAGGGACTGATGCCACGCAAGACCTACGTCGTCCTCAGCACCATCGACTACCGCAACGCCAAGGGCGCCGAGGTCCGCGTGGAGCCCGGGACCGAGATCAACGACATGCCCGCCGAGTCCGCTGCCATCTTTCTGGGCCTCGGCCTCATCGAGCCGAAGGAGGAGTGAGAGATGGCGATGTTTCACGGCAAGGACAGTGTCTTCTGGGTCGACAACGCGGCGGGCACCCTGGTCAACCTGACCACGTACCTGACCAACGTGGACGGGCTGCCCGGCCCGGCCGAGGTGGGCGAGACGACGACGATGGGGGCCTCCTCACGCACGTTCATCCGCGGCCTGGAGGGTGGCAACGACTTCACGATCAGCGGGCGCTACGACTCCACGGCGACCACCGGGCCGGACGTCATCCTGAGTGCGATCCGGGCGCAGGCGGCCACGGTCACCTACGAGTGGGGCCCGGAGGGCGGGACCACCGGGAAGACGAAGTTCACGGGAGAGGCCCTCTGCACCAACTACGTCACCTCGGCCCCGTTCGACGGCATCGTCATGTTCAGCGCCACGTTCCGCCGGACCGGAGCGGTCACTAAGTCCACGTTCGTCTGATGTCCGTCGACAAGAGCAAACTCCTGGCCAGGCGCCTGCCCGAGGGCACCGTCGAGATCGACGGACTGGGGCAGGTCACCGTGCGCGGCTTCTCCCGGGCGGAGGCGTACGGCTTCATCAACCTCGACACGCGGGAGGCGCAGGAGGTCATGGCGCTGCACCTCGGGCTCGTGGACCCCGTCCTCACCGAGGAGGAGGCCACAACGTGGAGGAGCTCCGCCACCTTCGAGGAGATCTCCCGGGTGGTCGCCGCGATCCTGCGGCTCTCCGGCCTGGCCGCCGACGAGGAGCCGCCCCCTTTCCCCGGAGCCACTTCTCCCGAGGAGACGGAGCCTTCGAGTTCGGCCTCTGCCGGACCCTCGGAGGAATGACGGTGGCCGAGATGCGGGAGCGGATGTCCTCGGCGGAGTACGAGGCGTGGAAGGAGTTCTACGCCTACGAGGATTGGGTCCACTCCTTCCAGCGGGAGGCACTCCGTGGGGCTTAGCGCCGACATCCGCATCGAAGGGCTGCGGGAGCTCAACAAGGCCCTGCGCGAGGTGGACGAGGCGCTACCCAAGGAGATGCGCTCCAACCTCAAGGCCGTTGCGGACCGGGTCGCTTCCAAGGCAGCGGGACGTGTCCCGCGAAGAAGCGGCAAGCTCGCCTCCTCCATCCGGGGCCTGGCCTCGCAGAAGTCCGCCTCGATCGCCGAAGGGGCCGCCCGCGTCCCGTACGCAGGCAGCTTCGAGTTCGGTGGGTGGCCCAAGGGAAGGCCCTACCTCAAGGAGGGGCGTGTTCTGTTCCCGACCGCTCAGGAGTCCGAGGACGAAGTGGTGGAGGCCGTGACCGAGGCGATCGAGGGCCTCATTCGGAAGGCAGGGCTCGACTAGTGGCGAAGTCGATCCGAGTCATCCTGACCGGCGACGAGAAGGACCTCTCGCGGGCGTTCAAGAACGCCGAGCACGACGCCAACCGGTTCGACGGGGCGATAGGCATCGTCAAGAAAGGCCTGGCCGGGCTGGCGGTGGGGGCAGGCGTCGCCGTCGGGGCGGTTGGAACCCTGGCCTTCAAGATCGGCAAGGACTCGATCGCGGGCTACCGGGAACACATGGCGGCCGCCGCCCAGACGGCCCAGGTGCTCAAGACCACCGGCGGCGCCGCCAAGGTCACCGCAGACGACGTAGACAAGCTCACGGAAACCCTGGGCCGCAAGGCCAAGGTGGACGACGACGTGGTCCGGGCCGGGACCAACATGCTGCTCACCTTCACGAACATCCGCAACGAGGTCGGGGCCGGTAACGACATCTTCACGCAGGCGAACGCCATCGCCCTCGACATGAGCAAGTCCCTGGGCACGGACCTCGCCGGACAGGCCATCCAGTTGGGCAAGGCCCTCAACGACCCCATCGCCGGGATCTCCGCCCTGAGCCGGGTCGGCGTCACCTTCACCGCCGAGCAGAAGGAACAGATCAAGACGATGGTCGAGTCGGGCGACGTGATCGGTGCCCAGAAGGTGATCCTCGCCGAGCTGAACAAGGAGTTCGGCGGGACCGCCGAGGCCGTCGCCAAGACCAAGGGGCCGATGACCGACTTCAACCTCAAGCTGGACGAGATCAAGGACACGATCGGCAAGAAGCTCATCGAGGAGGGCCTGCCGCTGGTCGGGGAGTTCGTCGCTGGGTTCCTTGGTGGCCTTGGCGTGAAGGGCAAGGAGGGCGGGGTCATCGGGTCGATGGACGACCTCAAGAAGATGATCGAGGACTTCGACCTCAAGGCGTTCGCCGACGACGCCAAGGCGTTCGGGGAGGACGTGGCCACCGCCGTCACCAAGATCGCCGTCGCACTGGAACGGCTGTGGGACATCGGCGTGAAGGTCTACAACGTCCTCAAGTCGATCGATGAGTTCGGGGACAAATTCAAGTCGGGCGATGCGTGGATCGCAGAAAAGCTATCGGGCCTCAACAAGAACGTGGTGATCGTCCAGGGCGAGGGTGGCGCCCTCCCGGGCCGGGCAGGTGGCGGATCGGTCACCGCCAACACCCCCTACTGGGTGGGCGAGAAGGGGCCGGAGCTACACATCCCCGACTCGAGCGGCCGCATCCTTCCCAGCGGAGCTGCGGCGGCGCCCCCGCCGCACGTCCAGGTCACGGTCATGGTCGGGCCCGAGCAGGTCGCCGCCATCGTGCGCAGCGAGATCATCCGCACCGGCCGGGCCAACGTGAGCGCGTGGGGAGAGGTCGCCTGATGCCGACGCCCATCCTCGAAGTCAGTTTTGGGGCCGACCCGTTGTCCGGCGCTCCTGCCTGGACCGACATCTCCGCCTACCTCCGGAGCTTCTCGACACGTCGTGCCCGGCAGGGTGACCTCGGACGCTGGGAGGCAGGCACAGCGACCTTCACCCTGTCCAACGCCGACCGGCGTTTCGAGCCCTACTACACGTCGGGGGCCTACAGCCCGAACGTGATCCCGCGTCGCCGCATCCGCGTGAGGACCGCCACGTACCCGATCTTCGACGGCTTCGTGGATGGTTGGGCACCCACCTACCCGGCCGGTGGCAAGGACGCCATCTGCACCGTGCGCGCCACCGACCTGTTCAAGCTGCTCGCCAACATCGCCCTCCAGGTCCCCTACGTCCGGGAGGTGCTCCTCGACGCACC